CTACCAGCCATTAAATTACCTGGTGCTCCGGGAACCGAACTCATCCCGCCGTATCTAAACATTTCTCTATTATTATCTTGTTTCTATCTTACTCTTCTATAACCTCATAACCAGACTCATCGTTGAGTTTGGAAAGAACAATACCTTCGCCCTTTAGGTTCCATGAAAGAATATCTCCTTCTTGCCAACCGAGTTCTTCGATGATTTCTTCGGGAAACTCGATAAAAAGTTCTCCGTCTTGATCCTCTTGGACTTCGATAATGTAGCTGGTCATTTGAGAAGGCGATCCATCATTCTGTCTAGCTTACTATTAATTTCTTTAAAGGTGTCGTGCATGTGCTGTATTTCGCGAAGAAAGTCAACTTTTAGTACGTACTCCAGCGGCATACGATTGAAACTATCGTCTAGATGCTCGACTTTTTTTTCTTGAATTGTCACGCGATCAGAAAGTTGTTTGATTCTTTCATGCGACCTAGATAGCAACTTATTTGCGGCCCAGGTACCACCTGAGATTCCAGCTACACAAGTTGTAACGAGGATCGCCAGGTACTCGGGTCCCATGGCAAAAGTATTTTCTTTTATTCTAAGATCTAATAATCAACCTGAAGAGTACCTTTACGCGTTAATCCATTAATAAGCCAAACAAGCGCATCAACACAATCGTCGTGACTACTAACACCAAAATTAGTAAGCTCTTCAAACATAGCTGTAAAGTTACGGTAACGATTAAAAATAATCTTGCGATCTTCAAAAAGACCCATACAACCACGGAAGCGAGCAAGTTTATCTGCCCTAAAGCCTTTAACAGCATGCCAGTTGATATTGTAAAGATTCTCGTTTCTTAAACAGATACGTTTGAAGTCAGCCTCAAGAGATGCCTGGTACGCCACAGCCTCTGAGTACACATCACAAGTGTTGTACGTAGGGAAGTAATTACCATTCTCGTCGCGTCCAAGAATAGACCAATCATTAAGTAATTCTTTAAGAGCATCTAGTTTTTCTAGGTTGCCCATCACACGCATGCGGCGATAATCAATAATATGAATCTGATCACCTAGTTTTCCGCCAAGAACAAAAACAGTGTAATCATTTTTTTCTTTTGTACCAGCGGAGAGGTCAACCCCAACAGCCAGTGAATCAAACTCAGTAGCAATCTCTGCTTTAACCAATAGTTCAGGCGCCAATGATAGTTCGTTCTGCCTGACGATTTGATTCATGTACTGGAAAGAAAAAGCAATTGGTGCTTGCCGTTTTTTCTCCTTTAAGTAATCCAATGACCACATCTCTGGCCAATAAGATTCTTCTTCTCCACTTATTTCATTGTTTTGAATTGCAGAGAGAACAATCTGCATCCAGTTGTTTTGTTCATTGAAAGTAGTTGCATGAATATCATCATGCCTGAATCTGGTACCAAGGCAGATGGCGCGTCCACCTTCAAACATCGTTGGTGCAATCACAGCATTCCAGTTATCCTGCATCATCTTTCGGATGTCAGGGTTGGCAATATCTGATGAGCTTTTAATAGCGTCATCAATGATTACTAATTGACTGCGCTTGGAAGTCACTGAACCTTTTAGGCCAGCAGCACAAAGTGTGAACTGTTCTTCACCAGCAATATCAATACCAGCAAAACGATGGTCAATAGACCAGTACTCATTACTTGTAACGTTCTTAAGAAGTTTTACTGTTGGAAAAACGTCTTGATATCTTTTGCTTTCGATAAGTCGTTTAATTGTTGCTGACTTAGAACGAGCAATATCAACTGTATAAGAAAGATAAAGAATCTGTAAAGGGCGTTTGGCTGCAGTGTGCACGCCAATAGCCCATGCTGCAAACAAACCTGCAACCGTACTCTTGGCTGATCCTCGTGGAGCCAATAGGTCAATATTTGGACCAGCAATTTTCAGCAGGCAAGAGCTGTCTTGGTTGGTAACTAATTGCCGGTGCCAATCTTGATGATGTTTAGCCGGTGGTTTATCTGCTACGTAATCACAAAAGTAACCAAAGTCTTCTCGTGCCAGTTCCAGGAGATCTTCATTATCTTTCTTGCGAACCCGGTGATTTTTTGCAGCAGCCTGGGCGTTACGTCGATAAGCTTGATGAAGATATGCGGGCACAGAAAAGACCAGTAATTAACTTGATACTAGTCTATTTTTCTTTTTTATCGCGTTTTTGTTCTTGATACTTACGAGCTTTATCCAGAGCAGCTTTACGCTTCTCCTTATCATTCATCTCAGTACCGTCTTCTTTCTTTGCTTCTTTCTTCTTGAAGTGCTCAAGAAGTTCTGGTGGCATCTTACTCATTGATTTTGTGCTGCGTTATCACGGATACGATTGACAAGCTCTTGATACTCACGTGTACCTTTCTCTGGTAAACGAGTGGTCCTCCCTGGTCCAAAAGTAATACCAGTTCGTAACTGTGACTCAGGAAGAGGATGTTGATAGTTTGGTAATTGCTGCATTACTACTATTCACTTAATTGCATTTTAGCCCATACTGACATTGATGCTTCTTGCAGGGGTCCTTCAATCGGATCATCTTTAAAAATCATTAACAACTCACGAATGGCTTGGTCAGCACCAGCCATCAACAAACCTTTGCGATCTTTATTAGCTGTGTAGTTCTCTACCTGTGCAATAGTGCCGCGTAATTCTTTTTGCATGCCAGCAATACGCGCAACACCAGAATCACGTTTCACAGCAAAATTTTCAATGTCTTCTCTAAGTTTACGAATATCTTCTTGCATCTCCATGATCTCAGAAAGAAGAACGCTTCTGTGATCTGGTTTTGAATAATGTTTAGCAATCCAAAGGTCACAACTGGTAATTGAACCGTTGTAACCAAGGAATCGAGAATAAAGATAAATTTCAATTACTGAATTATTACTTTCAGCAAACGCAACAAAACTTTCTCTGGTCGGAGAATCTAAATTATCTAACCAGTGGTCAAAAACTTTAATATCGATATGCTCGTTGAGACTGGCCGTAGTCTCGAGCTTCGTCTTCTTGCCTAAATCGCTGGGATTGTTCAGCAGAACCTCTTTGTTCTTCTGCACCCTTACCGATAGTTTCTCGCTCTTGTTCACCAGCAGTCTCCATTTTCTTTTTGGAAAATTCGTAGGCGACACCAGCCGCCTGACGATATTTGTCTAGATCAAACCAGTCATCAACATCGGTTTGTCCAGCGGGAACACTGCTAGTCATAATAGCGAATTATACAGTTTACTGTTGGGAAGAATCAGGAAGTTTTTTATCCAGCCGTTGTTGATCACGTTTAGATGCTTCTAAACGCTCAAGAAGATTTCGATAGCTGTCAAGATTAAACTCTTGAGCGGGAGTTTGATCTTCTTGAATTGGTGTTTGCATCAGAAGTTAGACATCATACTGGCAAGACCACCGGCATAAATATCGCGGCGACCTTCGAGAGATTTTTGGCGCTGTTGACGACCTTTTGAAGCTTCAAGACGAGCAAGCAGTTGCTCAAACTTGTTGATATCAAAATAATCGTCAGCGGTACCTTGTCCTTCGGGAACAGAGCTGGTCATCTTGTATAAGTATTGACTCTTGATTAATTATAACAATATGAATTTAAGACCAGAACCCTGAAACAAGATTTGAATAAACACTACCTTCTGCAGAAATCTTTGCAACAGCTTTAGTGCCTTCATTTTTAAGTTTTTGGGTTTCCTTGTCAATTTCTCCTTGAAGATTGGTAAGACCTGCACTGTAAAGATACTGCCTGGTATCACGAATGTTTTGCTGTTGTGCTTCCAGCTCTGCCGGAGTGCCTGAAAACGCTTTACCAAAATCAGGAGTAACAACTTTAGTGCGACCTTGAAGATCGCCACCGTACTGAGGAAGGAGCGATGAATCAAATTTAAAAGTACGTTGACCAGTTTTTTTCCCTTCTGCGGTAAGCGTTTGCTTACCATACATGGTGTCGTAATAGTTATCAAGATAGCTTTGATTGAATTTATCTTGATACTCAGAACTTTTGGTAAGAGAAGACTTGAAGTCCTCCATCGTACCGTAATAACCCTGTCCAAAACGCTCTTGAGCTTTGGCTAGTTCTTCCGAGGTTGCTTGACGACCAAGAAGTTCTTCGTAGGAGGCTTTAATGCCAGTCTCACGCTTACCGGG